TGTCTAATTGGACTGCTGAGGAGGTAGACCTATCCAAAGACCTTGATGATTGGAAGACTCTAAACGATAACGAACAAAAATTCATAAAGTATATTCTGGCGTTTTTTGCTGGATCTGATGGAATTGTTTTTGAAAATATCAATAACAATTTCGCTGATGAGGTACAAATCTCCGAGGCTCGTTCATTCTATGCATACCAATGTCACAATGAAATGGTCCACGGGGAAACGTACTCTAAACTTATTGATAAATACATAAAAGATGGTGCTGAAAAGAAACAACTTTTCGAAGCCATTCAAACTGTACCTTGTATTGAAAGAAAAGCAAATTGGGCCATGAAATGGTTTGATACTAAAACTCGTTCTTTTGCTGAGCGTCTCTTTGCGTTTGCTTGTGTTGAGGGTATTTTCTTCTCTGGTAGTTTCTGTGCTATTTACTGGTTGAAAAAGAGAGGTCTAATGCCTGGTCTCTGTTTCAGTAATGAACTCATCTCCCGGGATGAAGGACTTCACCAAGAATTTGCCGTCGAACTTTTCAAATTACTCAGAAATAAACCTTCAACTGAAACACTACACACTATTATCAAAGAAGCCGTTGAGATTGAAAAGGGGTTCATCATTGACGCACTCCCATGTAATCTCATTGGTATGAACTCTGAGAAGATGGCTGAATACATCGAATATGTGTCGGACCGTCTTCTCAAACAAATTGGTCAACCCCCAATTTGGAACTCCAAGAATCCATTTGACTTTATGGAAAATATTAGCCTTGACGGTAAAACAAACTTCTTCGAGAAGCGGGTGGGGGATTACGGGAAGATGGACGATACATCTGATGAGATTGGATTCGATGAGGAGTTTTAATATTTATGTATAGTAATAATAAACAATGGCTAAGAACATGATGCCCATGTTAGCTGGTGTAGGACTTCTCAGTATGTGCTGCATTTCTTCTAGTATAGCTGCTAGTATGATGGGTAGTAAGGAAAAAGAAGACCCAGTTGTACCCAAAACACCAGAACAAATAGAAGCTGACAAGGCAAAGGCGGTTGAAACTGAAACTGAAACTGAACCTGAAACTAATGAAGAGGTATTTCAGGTAAAGGGGTATCAATTTTCGGGACCCGCACAGGGACTCAACGATGCTGGATGTATCAAATATGGTGGTGTTGTAGCTACCAAAGATCAAGTGTATGCAGCACAAGCTGCTGGTGCTGATTGGTGTTCCACTGGATGGACACGTGATCACCCTACCCCTATGTATCCAATTAACACTAGTCTCCAACAGGGTTGTGGTAATGGTGCAGCACAGGTTGTAGAATATAAACCTCCTAATGCATCCGGAAAATCTTACCCTTTAGCAGCTTTAAACTGTTATGGTGTAAAACCTGTAAAAACCACACCTGTAGATGGAGTAACTGTTTTTGAAAAGTTACATAATTGGAATGACGAAAAATGGAGTAAATACGATTAAAATATTAGCCTTGACGGTAAAACAAACTTCTTCGAAAAGAGGGTGGGGATTACAAGAGATTGGATTCGATGAAGAATTTTAATGTTGAATTATACCAAAGAAAGATGTCTAACGCAGTACCCATGTTAGCGGGTGTTGGACTTCTCATGGTATGTTGTTCTAGTTCTAGTGTAGCTGCTAGTATGATGGGTGGTAGTGAAACTACAGAAGAAACTAAACCTGTAGAACCTGACTCGGGTGACTCAGGTGACTCAGGTGACTCAGGTGACTCAGGTGAGTCACCCGAACCTTACGCAGACTGGACGGTAGAAAACGGTGTAGATTATCCTTATAATGATATTTTCCACTATCATCCAAATTCAGATATAAAAGCTTCGAAAGATGTCTGTCTCGACAAATGCGAAGAAATGTCCAACTGTAAACTCGTAACATTCAACAACGATAAAACTCTTTGCTGGGGTAAAACTAAGGCTGAGAATAAAAGAGACCACGGTGACCGGAATAATTACTTCAAACCGTAAAACATTTTACTATCAATTTATCCAAATTGACTGGAAAATGCATGAATTAATTTACTTGAAAAGGGTGCCTTCGGAATCGATAGGCGCGGGTTCGAGGATACGACCACTGTCGACAACCTCAATAGAGGGCTCGGCAAATTCGGGTCTTGGGTCGGGGGCCTCCTCCATGGGAACTGGGGGTGCGACAACGACCTTCTTCCCCTTCTTGGCACCACCACATCCACACCCACCTTTCTTCTTTTTACCACCACATCCACCACCCTCCTTCTTGATGTTCATCATACCCCAAACAACGAGGATGAATACGATGGTGTGCACAAGGAGACCTAGAGTCGAGGGACAACCAGTAGGGGTCGCGATCCACGATCCAAGAATTCGCCTGACGAGACGGAACGTCTCGGGGTTCGCAACAATGAAAAATGTGAGACCAGAAATTATAGAGATGATTAACTTCTCCTCCTGCTTTCGGCCATTACATCCACATCCACAATCTTTAAAAAGACCCATAATTACTTTTGATATATGTCAACAAAAAAAACTTAATTAAAGCCAAGCCACCTAAGATATATATAACCCACTACCAACAATGTCGCTCACTATCCAGCAATCTTCTGAATTCTCTCCTGCCAATGTGCAGTTCTCAAAACTTCGCAAGAACAAGAATGGCGGCAAGGCCGTCTATTTGAACGCCGGCGACAACAAAAAGCTCTACCTCCAGTTTCCCTTCATGCGATCTCCTTACGGCATGAGTGCGTTCACTGATGAGAGCACTGGTCGTACATCCTACTCTCTCGACCTTTCTTTCGACCCCGACAATGAGGAGGCTATGGCTCTTCATGAGAAGCTCAAGGAGCTTGATGATATCATCGTAAACACAGTCGCCGCCAATTCGCAAGAGTGGCTCGGCAAGGAGTTCAACGTTGAGGTTCTCAAGCAGGCTCTCTACAAGCCTATGGTTCGCCCCGGTAAGGAGCAGTACCCATCGACTATCAAGCTCAAGATTCTCACCAAGCCTGATGGGACATTTGTACCCGAGTCTTACTCTATGCAGAAGCAGCCCGTCCCTCTCGATAGCATCGAGAAGGGTAATAAGGCTATGGCTATTGTTGATCTCAACCAGATTTGGTTTATCGACAACAAGTTTGGTGTCACTATCCGTCTCCAACAGGCTCTCTTCGAGCAGTCTGCTAAGCTCCCGTCATTTGCCTTTCAGGGTGTGAACCTACCCGATGATGACCTTCAGGTTGATGTTGAGGATGAGGATGAGATTGAGGAAGTTGATGATCAGTAAAAAAATATTTAGTTCAGTTTTTGAAAACAATTAAAAAAATTTTAAAATCTAATTGATTCTGAAAAAAAATAAAAATATTTTAAAAAATCCTTCTTGGTAAGTATAAAAAACTTCTTACCAATAAGTAAGTATGTCTATTGAGAGTAACTTGAAAAAATTACTCAAAGGTGAGAAGGCTTGTATCCCAGAACACTTCTTGAAAGTTCCTAGTTACAACTCACCCACCCTTCGTACTGGTAAGGGTAAGCCATTGAGTGAAGGTGCATTTGGAAAGATGTACCGTGGAAGTATCAATGATAATGGAAGGCGGTATGTCGCGTACAAAGAGATAGATACATCGGAAAGTACTGATGGCGCCTTTGAGTTTGAATTCAAGGTTGCCGAAAAATTGAAGGAGTTTGCGGTTCCTGAGATGTACCTCTTTAAGAAGTGCCCCATCCAAGATAAAACACCTAAAAAGGTGCGTAATAAAAATGGTACGTTGGTCCAACCAAAAGAACGTACCAAACCCAAGGATATTCTTTATATGGAACTTCTTGATGGTATGCCGTTTAATTCGTGGTGGCAAACCAAACCATCTCTTGATGCGATAAAGTCTGTAATTGTACAGGTTTTTGATAATCTCTACCGAATTAACCAAAAATTTCCAGACTTCCGTCACCGCGATTTACATGGAGGTAATGTGATGGTTAACCCGGATGCTCTCAAGACCCCATACACTTGGAAAGTTGACCTCGGTCGTAAAGTAATTCGGAACGACCCTGGTGGATCTTTTAGGAGTCGTCTCGGTTCACCTGATATCAAAAAGTATAAGCGTACAAACGCTGGTGTTGAAGCGACTATCATTGATTTTGGTTTATCTTACTGGTCCAGGAAAATGCCAAACCCAGAAACGGCTGATGGTGGATATGAGGGTGCGGGTATATACGGACATGGAATAGGTCCAGGTACGATTTACTATGATATTCATAGGTTCTTGTATATCATTTATGTTAAGGTGAGACAGCCAGAAAATGCTAAGGAGCGAGCTATTAAAAATTTCATCGAAGAGCTCATACCAAACAAAGAGTTCCTCGAGTTTAACGGAAAATTCACCAACCAGGGATATCTACTCTCAGATTACCACGTCGCCCTCCGAGAAAACCTTCCCACATTCAAGACTATTTTGACACACCCATTCTTAACTGGTGAGAAATCACCGAATAGACCAAAGACTCTCAAGGAGGCTCTCAAAATGATCGCTCCCCCCAAGCCTAAGCCTAAGACTCCCGTCAAGGTTAAGACACCCAAGGAGACCCGGGTACTTCCACCACGTAACTACGGTAAGCTTTCAGCTGCGAGTAGGAAGAAGGCTATGAACAATATGATTAAGAAAGCGGCTGCTATATTGGCCGCTAACAAGGCTAAACCCAAAACCAAACCGGCACCCCTGAGGAGACCCGGTGCTGTACGCCCCAACCCAGTCCCCGAGATTCAACCGGCCAGTCCCGAGCTTGGACCAACTGCACGAGCTATAAAGAAACTCATGGAAAAACAAGCCGTAAATGTAGAAGCCATAAGGTTGAAAATGGGTCTCCCCCGTAAGATTGGTGGTGAACCACTTCCTCAAAACTTAATGACTCCCTCAGCTAGGAAGAAATTTAACGAAAAGGTGAAGAAGAAAATGGTCGAGAACAACGAGGCACCCTACGGGGTGATGTCCCCTTCTAATATGATGGAATATGCAGCGAAGATTGAGAGTGGGAGGAAGAAGGCTGCGAATAAGTTAAATGCCAAAATCAAGGAAATCAAGGCTACCAAGGGTAAGACACCCACACCCGTTCGTCTCAAGGAGAAGTTCTCTTTCGTCAATGTAAAGGGTAAGAAGCGTGAATTTGTCAGGAAGTTTGCATACGATAGGGCTTTGGCTAAGAACAAGGCTGAGAGAGAAAAGACCCCCACACCCAAGGCTAAGAAGAAGTTCATTTTCACTGACGTAAACGGTAAGAATCGTGAGTATGCGAGACTCATTCCGTATGAGAAGGCTCTGGCTAAGAACAAGGCTGAGAGGGAAAAGACCAAGGCCAAGACCCCCACACCCGAGGAGGCCGGGAAGGAGTGGAACAAAAGGTACAAAGAAACGTTTGGAATAACCTTCAAGGAAATACCAAACTACGTCATGCCTCCCGCCGCTCACAACCGTCATATGGGTATGATCAACAATAGGAGGGAGTATGTGAACGATAGGATCAAGGGTAAGACACCCTCTTTTGGATATATTGCAACCACTGCTGAGCGAGCGAAGGAGGCCAAGGCCAAGACCCCCACACCCAAGGCTAAGAAGAACGAGTACTGGAGGTCTTTCGTTGACGTAAACGGTAAGAAGCAAGAATTTGAGAGTAAGTCCGCGTATCATGAGGCTAAGCAAAAGAACTTGCAAGCTTACGCCGCCAAGTTCCAGAAAAAGATCAATCGTCAGATACAACTTGGACGTGATGCACGGTTCTCGTTCGTTGACGTAAACGGTAAGAAGCGTGAGTATGTGAGAAAGGGTATGTATGAGAAGGCTCTGGCTAAGAATAAGGCTGAGAGGGAAAAGAGGGCACAGCCAACATTTTCGGAAAGGGCTCGGGCTAAGAGGATGGATCGTGGTCAGCCTTTTAACATGAAGACACCTCAAAATGTAAGGAACGCCATAAAGGGTGGTAAGAATATGAAGTTTGTTGGGGGTAAATTCAAGACGGTCACACCCAAGGCCAAGTGGTCTAACGCAAATAATAAACAATTCATGGAAATGTTGGCACGGGAAAAGAACGCACAGAGAAAACTTGCGAATGAGATGAACAAGGCAAGGCCTCTCAAGAATGGACCATTAGACCCGGCGGTTGCGTACGCTCTCAAGACCCCCAAAAATACCAAAAAGATAAACAAGTACGTTAACGGTCTATCGAATGATGAACGCAATATACTCAAAAAGAAGATTTGTAAACCTTAAAAACCCTCTTCGTACCCTCGTCAACTTCAGAGAGTATCTTAAACTTTGGAGTCTTGACGAGTTTGTCACCATTCTTAGTGACGAATGATTTCATCCGTTCAACTTCACCACGGGGCATTTTCCTGGTGTATTTGAGTGTGACATTCTTGTTTCCAATAGTGAACACAGTTGAAGACATTTTTAATATTTACCTATAATAAAATATGCAGCGCTCAACAATTGTAGTTGCAGTGGCAATCGTCCTCGTTGCGTTCTTACTCTACAGGAACAAGACCAAGGCCTCCCCAGGTGGTAAAAAGTGGACCATTTACGGAACAAAGGGTTGTGGATGGACCGTCAAGCAGTTGGATTACATGAAGAAGGCTGGTAAGCCCCATGTGTTCGTCGACTGTGACAAGGGTGGGTGCGACGGTATGACCGCTTTCCCTACCCTCAAGGGTCCTAACGGGGAGAAGATCGTTGGATACAACGAGGTTTAAATCATTTATTATTCAAGAGTTGATTGTATCAACTTATCAATAATGAAATATGGAATCTATTTAGATACCACGTACAATTTGAAGGGCAAGAGAAAGGATGAACGCATCGGTCAAGTTGCTAATGGGCTTGAGGATGGAGATGTGCTTCACAAGGGAGCGGTTCCACACGAGGCGGAGAAGGAATGTGCTGATGAGCACAACAAGTAAAAAGGTGAGAACCTCGGTGATAATTTCAGACCTGGACTTGGCTTTGGCAACCTCTTGAATCATTTATTACATATGGATATTTTTTTCTAGGTAAACTACAAATGAGGGCTCTCCCCCTGAGTGGCTCAGAAAGTAGGTATACAAACAGGCGGTGGTCGACACCAAAGGGTATTGGAAACAATAATTGTTATGCCTATGCCGTTGGAGACTACGAAGCATATAGGTGGCAAAAGTCTATACCAGGTGATCGTTCTGGTCTTTCAAATGGACACCATACCTATACCCACTGTACTGGACTTCCTAAGCGCGTCATTTCTGACAATCCTAAGAGGGTGTACAAGGCGGGTGCCAATGAAAAATGTAAAAAGGGATATTTCAAGGTTATGATGTTTGTTTCGCCTGGAAGACCTATGAACTATATCCGACAAGGGGATTTCCACTTTTACAAGCAACATGGGATGGTTGAATACAAAATCAAACCTGGGGATACTATCAAAGCTGTAGCCAAATTCTTTAAAGTACCTGAATCACGGGTAAAGAAAGGTGGTCAGTTTAAGGTTGGTAAACGTGTAATTTTTAAAGCCAATGTATTCAGTCACAAGCGTGGTTGGGCTACTGGTCCGCTTCTGACTGATGCTAAAGGTAAGGCCATCACTGACCCTCGTAAGGCTTCTAGGGACTATCCAGGTCTAAACTACGAGAAATATTGTAGTTCATTCTGTGTCAAGGACACTGGGATCAAAGTCGGTAGGACTCACCCCAAGGTCCGCTAAGATACTATCAAGGTCTGGTATTTCATCCACATCAAAATTAATGTCAAATAGATCTAAAACCTGAAATATAGACCCCTGATTCAAGGACACAGAATTCGCCGTTGCTGTGTAATTGTTTTGTATAGTGACTGTAATTTTAAATTGTGTACCATCTATCACTTTTCGACAAATCGGGCATGTATTCCTACCTGTGTTCTTCCATTCCTGTAGACAGTGGGAATGAAACATATGTCCGCACCGGGCTGGAGGGTTGGTCCTCGTACACCGAACTTCATTCAGACATATGGAACATGTTGACATTCTATAGGAAGGTTTTAAAGTTTTTTTGGGGATTTTTCTCAGTTAGTAGATCTTGGAGGTATCCACGAGAGGATTGTCACACTTAATGCATGGTCCCTTACCTTGTACATTCTCCTGCACCTTGGTGAGGAGCTGAGGACCCTGAGATTGGAGGAGCTTACGGTAGGAGTAGTTGTCCTCGAAAGAAATACCATTTTGCTTCATAACATAGTTGTTAAAGAGCTGAGCTGAAGAGTTTACGGTGAAGCACCGACCATCGGCCATACCAAGTCGCTGCGACATATTGTTAATATACACCCAGAAATTAAATCTTGTAAAGGGAACCGCGATTAGCACCACCACCATTTACGTCACCCCATGTATAAGGTCCTACACAATGAAGATTTTTACCCCCGTGAAGTGGTGTTCCAGCTACATCACCTTTACATTCTTTATCGAGTAAAACATCCGCCTGTGAGATATCATCTACACAAAAGACCTCAAAACCGTCAGCAGTTGGACATTCGAGGGACATATATTCACTATCGGGGCATAGAGCTCTAGCTTCAGCTTCGGTTTTAACACGTTCCTTGAATGTCCAACCCATATCACCACGCTTTTGTGTGTTGATACACTTGAGCATAGTGGGTCCTGTATCTTCGGTACCAGCATCAGCTCCAGCATCAGCTCCAGATCCAGCTCCAGCACCCGCGGCTGGGGTTTCTTCACCACCACCCATCAACATAGAAGCCACACTGAATGATGAACAACATACCATCATAAGACCAACACCTGCGAGCATAGGCATAGCCGCCATCGTTTATTATTACAATTAACTAGAATTTTATTTGCCTATTGGTAATTGTTCTCATCCAAGAATTGAATCCTTTCTCTTTGAGAAGTTTGACAAAAGGATCACATCTATATCCCAAATAAATATCAAATACATCAGTTTCTTCTGTGCGTGACACACGAATCTGGGGATTTTCGTTTATGTGGTTGTTTATGATGTTGTAGGCAAATGCAATCTCCTTGAGGGTCTCCGCCCCTGTAATGATAATTTTACCAGTACTGAAAATACTGGTAGTAATCTCCTTCATATCCTCTGAAGGCTTGAACTTGATCTTCACTGCAGAATACCTATCTGGTTCAAAAGAAACCTTAAAAATGTCATCATACTCCTCAAACCAGTTGGCAACCTTCATGAGGTTGATATTGTAGTTGAGACTGAAGTTGGAGTTAATCATAACAACACGGAATGAATCCACCGGTACTTCAATTTTCAAATCCAAAAAGGTTTTGAAAATATGAACAAGTTGGGTGATGATGCGTTTACAATCGAAGAGATCACAACAACCCGCCACTTGGATCGAACCGTTGGGGAATACCTTGACAGACTTAGTACTGTAGGTGTCGTGGTATGTTAGGGTCACCTGGTTGTAGAAAGTCGTCGGTTTCAATTTCCACTCAAAACCATCTGTTTTGGTACCCACACGTCGCATCTTATAGGAACCAATTTCTTCGAATAAACCTCGAAGTCGCTTTATATCAATCTGTTGCATAAAGCTCGACACCATAGTGATTGTCGTAATCTTTATCCACGAGGGTCTGGTCTCATCCGGTAGTTCTTTTCGTATCTCATCGAGCGTTAGGAGATACGAAAAGCTATTATTTGCAATAGTTGAATACATTTTTGGACATACTTTTTATAATGTGGGTGGCTCACTTAGGCCTTCGTTTAGGGAATTGTGTATTCCACGACTGCTGGATTTGGTGTGTTTTCGTTCGCACCCTTCGTGGTCGTCAAGACTTCTTTACCGTTCTCCTTAATCAGCCATCCCGCAACATACTTGGGTCTGAAAGAATCAATTTTGAACTTCTTAACCTTCTTAGATGTGGTCACAGTGAACACCTTTGTACCGACCTCACCCTGACCAGCTTTCCATCCCGACCAGGTCATAGCCTTTAATGACGCATCGACAGGTTCTGGATCATTCATGCCGTAGTTATCACCCTCACATTCATATTCCCCCGCCTTGCTGTTACATTTGGCCCACTCGGGTTCTTCATGAATCGTGAGTTGTTCTGGGGTTACCCTTACACCGTCAGCTTCGATATCAGTGATATGAATATTAAACTTATCTGTGTGTGCAGATTGTTCTGCAACGATAAAATCATAGACGTATTCGGTTGGGGTATCAGCTCCAGCTCCAACTCCAGCTCCAGCACCCGCACCCGCGGCTGGGTCTTCTCCACTACCACCACCCATCATCATTGCTGCCGCACTAGCAGATGAACAACATACCATCATAAGACCAACACCGGCTAACATTGGTACAGCTGACATGATCTTTATATTACTTAGAGATAAAAATTTATATAAAGATAATGACGTCATTCCTTAAATCTGCAAAGCATGTTTTTGATGTGGAGTCTGATCTCTCCTATGTTGAGATTGTCTATGACCGGTACATAAGGAACAAGGGATATTCGACCTTCACAGATTACCTCAATACAGAGCCTTTCGCTGATTGGGTATCATTAGAGTCTGGTAATCATTCAATTGTTTACGAGAAGTTTCTTGATACAATGGTTAAGAAGACCCTAGAGGTGAGACAGCGTATGGCTGAACTGTCACTCGAAAGTTTCTTAACTTACGATCAGGATATTCGTAAGTATGTGCGTGTAGCCCATGCAGTTAAGATTCTAGATCCAACATTCCAGCCACCTCGTATTAATATGGAGAGTGCTTGGCAAGTGGAGTTTATTAAGAAGTTTTGTAAGAAATCAATAATAGATTCAATTCAAGAATGTAAAAAGAAGTCTCGTCTCAAGTATTTTTTCAACGTACTAAAATTAATAGAATTAGAGCAATAAGAATAGAAATGACAATTAATTGGGTTGTCGTATTTTTACGCTCAACACCAACAACAACTGGTTCCCGCTCCCTGCCACACCCTAGACCATAATCGATATTACGTCGGGGTTGCACATTCCTGTCTATACGGCATGGTTGTTTCTCAGGTTTGCATAATCCAACTGTGCAAAAAACACTTTTACCAGTGGGTGGGATACCTCCACTTTTAGGAACTTCTTGAAAATCTTCAAAATTACCCGTCTGTCTCACACCCCCTGGAAGGGAGAAATCGTGTTGGACAAATGGGTTGATGTCATCAATGGCAGCTTGATCATTGAGCATAAACTCACTCATTATTGTTATTACTTCAGATTATATTTCTTGTCCACCATCTTGATTTTATGTTCATCCCACATCTTATCTAAATCGACATTTAGCATATGTGCCAATTGAAAGAGATAACTGAACACATCCCCCATTTCCATCATAACATCTGTTCCTCTCTCCTTTTTTAGATTTGTCTTCTTGTATGTTTTCTTATACTGTCGAATTGCGGATGCGAGTTCGCCAACCTCTTCTGTCAGGAGAAGCCATACTGTATCGATGGGGGCACGATCCCACCCCTTAGACCTACACACCTTTTCTGTTTCACATTTGTATTTGTTAAGACTCATACTTATTCTACAGGGGACTCAAAGCTTTAATTGATTCCAATCTTATTGTTAAAATCAATTTTATTTCCGGTGGTACTGGTATTTACAGGTCGATCCATGGGTGTGCTAATAGTATCGATATCCTCAGCATAGGCAATATATTGAGATACACCAGTTTGAATTTGAGACATGGCTGAAGATATGACCTTGCCGTTCATATACTTAACCTGTTCATTGACTTGAGTGTATTGATCACCAGAGTTGTTAATAAATACAACACGCATCATGGCGAATAAATCATCAGGGTTCTGGTAATCTATGGAAATGCCAGTCTTATTTTTAAACGCCTGACGAATTCCACGTTGAAGAAGATTCTTGTTGAAATCCGAAAAGAACAAAGTGTTCAGTGGGGTCTCACACTGCTGAATAGAATTAAGGTGGAGGTTATCACACATTTAATATAACCCCCGAAAAAAATTGTCTGTACATATTAAATGTTGACCATGTCCGACTTCGACGAGGCGTACGCCAGCAAACCCAACAATGTCGAACCAATTCCATGCAAGGCTCCCGAGTGCTTCGTGGGTTCTTATCCTCCTGTGGCCAAGGCTGGTGAGCCCGGTCCATTTTTCGTAAATACATACCTTCTTCAACCCAATCGCAAAATGGAAGTGGCGGGAACGGTTGCGGTGCGAAGTGGTGATCTTGACTGTAAAAAATAAGGTTAAAAATAAAAATTGAAGAGAATGTATATGAGGGTCATTAAACGCTCAGGTCGTATTGAGGATATGAGATTTGATAACGTCACCAATAGGATCAAGAATTTAACGTCTGGACTTTCAGACAAATGTGACTCTCAAAAAATTGCTCAACAGGTTTTTTCATCAATGTATGATAACATCACCACACAGGAAATAGACGTTCTCTCTGCTGAAATTTGTATTGGTTTGATTACGTCGGACCCAGACTATGAAGTTCTCGCAACTCGTATTATTGCGAGTAATATTCATAAAGTATGCCCCAATAACTTTCATCTCGCAATGCGAAAGCTTCAGAAGGCGAAGATTATCACAGATGAAGTCGTCGAGGTTGCTCAACAGGTAAAAGAATATATTAAAACCGATCGAGATTTTGACTTTGGATATTTCGGTTTAAAAACTCTCGAAAAAAGTTACCTTCAAAGGGTTGAAGGAAAGTTGATTGAAACTCCCCAATACTTGTTTATGCGTGTTGCTATTGGTATTCATGGTAAAGACATCCCAGCCGTTCTCGAAACCTATGACAATATGTCACAAGGTTTCTTCATTCATGCAACACCAACTCTATTCAATGCGGGTACACCACGACCTCAAATGTCATCTTGTTTTCTTATTGCGAACAAGGGTGATTCAATTGATGGCATTTATGGAACTCTAACTGAGTGTGCACAAATTTCGAAGTGGGCTGGTGGAATTGGTATGCATATTCACGATATTCGTGCTAACAAGTCTCGTATTCGAGGCACCAATGGTCAATCTGATGGAATTATCCCAATGCTTAGGGTCTTCAACGCCACGGCTCGTTATGTGAATCAAGCTGGTCGTCGTAAGGGTTCGATTGCTGTATATGTTGAACCATGGCACGCAGACATCATGGATTTCTTGGAAATTCGTCTCAACCAAGGTGATGAGGAGGCACGTTGTAGGGACCTTTTCAGTGCTATGTGGATTCCTGACCTCTTCATGAAGAGGGTTGAAGAGGGTGGTAATTGGTCTCTCTTCTGCCCTGATAAGGCTAAGGGTCTTTCTGATGTATACGGTGAAGAATTCGAGGCTCTATACACAAAGTATGAAGAAGAGGGTCTAGCTAATGCGACTGTACCAGCTACAGAAGTTTGGAAGGCCATTCTTAAGAGTCAAACTGAGACTGGTACCCCATATATGTTGTACAAAGATGCGTGCAATAAGAAATCCAACCAAAAGAACTTAGGAACGATTAAGAGTTCTAACTTGTGTACTGAAATCCTCGAGTATACCGACAAGGATGAGACCTCTGTGTGTAACTTGGCGTCTATTGCACTTCCAAAATATGTAAACAAGGAAACCAAGTCATTTGACTATGACAAGCTCCATGAAGTCACTAAGACTGTAACTAAGAACTTAAATCGAGTTATTGATAGGAACTTTTACCCAGTTGAAACTGCTCGTCGCTCTAATATGAAGCATCGTCCAATTGGTCTTGGTGTTCAGGGACTCGCAGATGTTTTCATTCTATGTGGTCTTCAATTTGACTGTGAGGAATCCCGCCTTATGAATGCACACATTTTTGAGACTATTTATCATGCCGCACTTGAAGCGAGTTCGGAGTTGGCTGAGATAGATGGTTCGTATGAAACTTTTAAGGGTTCTCCAGCTTCTGAAGGTATTCTTCAGCCAGATATGTGGGAAGGTGAAACCAAATTTAGTGGTCGATACGATTGGGATGCTATGCGTGAACGTGTAAAAACAAAGGGTCTTAGGAACAGTCTCCTTCTCGCTCCCATGCCTACAGCCTCCACCGCACAGATTTTGGGTAATAACGAATGTTTCGAACCTTACACCACTAATATCTATCTTCGTCGTACACTCGCTGGTGAATTTGTTGTTGTCAACAAGCATCTCGTCGATCATCTTAAGAATGTGGGTCTATGGAGTAAGGAAATGAAAGACCTAATGGTTAAAGCTGGTGGTTCTATTCAGAACATTGTAGACATCCCTGATGATATTAAGAATCTTTACAAAACTGTGTGGGAAATTAGCCAAAAATGCATTATCGATATGGCAGCAGACAGGGGTCGTTTTATTGACCAATCACAATCTATGAATCTCTTCATGGAAAGTCCGACAATGTCTAAACTTTCTTCGATGCACATGTATGCATGGAAACAAGGTCTCAAGACTGGTATGTACTACTTGAGATCTAAGGCAAAGGCTCGACCAATCCAGTTCAGTTTAGAGCCAGATTGTGTGGCCTGTTCGGCTTAAAGTTTTGAACCTAAATATGAATTAGAAATATGGACAAGGCCATCGACAACTTACAAATTAACGCATTTAATAATCGGAAAATTGTCATAAGTACAAAGCAGGGTACACCCCTACGTGTCCAATTTCCTCGGATGTATATGCCATTTGGTGTATCAGGGTTTACGCCTGAGGTTGGTCAAACTAAGTACAATATTGACTTTGCAATCAAGGGTTATGACGAGGAAGATAGCTACATGAAGAAATTTTACGACTCTGTGCGTAAACTTGAGGATCAAATCATCGATTCGGTTGTCGAACAAAGTGAAGCAATTTTCGGAGCTCCTATGACAAAGGAGCAATTGTTACCAATGTTCAACTCCAATGTAAAGGAGGCACCTGATCGCGAACCAAAGTTTCGTGTTAAGGTTGATACGACTATGGATGATCAAATCAAACCAAATGTATTTGATGCGGATAAAAACCCACTAAGGGATAATGCGACTAATGGTCTCTATGCAAGAAATTCGGGACATGCTATTGTTGAACTCAATAGTGTGTATTTCTTGAACAGAAAGTTTGGGTGTACATGGAAGCTTCATCAGCTTATTGTTTACGAGCCACAGAACTTGAAGGGATTTCAATTCGTTATTTAGATTTAGATTTACTTATCATTAATATACTATATATAGCCTGAGCCTCCTTGAGCAATTTACCCTGAACCCTGGTAAATTTCTGTGGGTCTAGACCAAGCTTGATTTTAGCCATTCTTACGGATTCTGACCACTGAGTGAGTGTCATCTCTTACTTACTAGCTTTGATTATTTTTTTGTAGGTCTTGCTACCCTTCTTGGGGACGAGGCAGAAAGAGTCCTTCTTCTCAGCCTTCTCCTTCGCGAGGTCAATGAAAGCCATGAACTTGGGGTTCTGCTTGAGAGACTTCTTAGCAGCCTTACTCGCCGCCTTGGAGATAATACGTCCATCCTTCATCATAAGATCCTTCTTGGTGAGACCACCAGAGGTTGCATTAGCGTTACCATGGTAAACTTCGGCGCGGGAACCAACAGTCATTTATATTAAGCACGGAAAATATTCTTGATATCCAAAATAGATATTTTAGCTGTTGTCCTGTTCACAGGGATTTGCGTTTTTACACGGTCGTCATTGAGAACTTCTGAGCACACAATGGATTTATGACCTTGGAGTGCCATCATTTCTTCCTCCACACTCACAAACCGTGGACACTCCTTGTAGACCAATTTTTTAACGTAAACAGCTTGAGTTTGACCGGTTCGATGACTTCTACCAATCGCCTGTAATTCAGTTGCAGGGTTCCATGCTGGGGCTGTTATGTATACTCGAGTCGCCTCCTGCAAATTTAACCCCTGCCCCCCACTCTTGATCTGAATGATGAAAACAGCTCCTGGGGCTGCATTTTTAAACGCATTTATTTGCCTCACTCGTTCTTCTTTGGGAACTGACCCATCAATCCTGAAAACTGGACAGTCCAACTGAGACTGAATATAGTTCATTTCACCCCTGAACTGACAAAAGATCAGACTCTTCTCCTTGGGGTGTTCTTGAATCATCCTGAATAAAGTTTCCATTTTGTTAGATCGACCTTCCCACTTTGTTGGTTTGGTTCCATTCTTCACACCGACCCCATTTAGATACATCTGTGGCCAAATCATACACTGTCTGGCGCGGAGAAGGCACTCCAAAATGACCATATTTTTTGAGTTAAGACTTTGGGTATTTTTGAAGGCATCTTTGATAATATCCTGAGCCTCCAAAAAGACAAATTCGTAAAGAGCCTTCTCTTCTTTGAACATATCAAGTTCCACATTTTCAAACGTACAAGGTGGGAGCCGAAGACGTTCGTTAATCTTAGCGAGATCATCCTTGGTTCGACGAAGGATATAGATATCTTTGATCTCTTTAGTCCTTCCTTGAACAAAATTCTTGGGAATTCCCAAAAAAGTACAAAGAGAGACAAAATCCTCCATTGAATTAAATACTGGTGTACCAGTCACAATCCATTTAATATCTGCCCTCAAACGGCACACACTTTTGAACAATTTCGAAGACTTGTTTCGAATCTCGTGGCCTTCATCCAAAATAACGCGATCCCAACTCGTATAATGAAGTGGA